GTATCTGGTGCGCTTTTTGATGGAGGCGGCGGCGTTGGGCTTCCCCAACATGCGCGTGATGCTTGGCAGCGAGGATTACCCAAGCCTTTACGAGCGCCACGTAAGCAAGGTGCAGACGGAGTTCCCGCAATGGCTTGGCACCTACTATGCGGTGCGCAATGAGTATGAGTTACATCATTGTTGGGGCGGCGGGGTGATTGCCTTTCGCAACCTGGACAATCCAAGCAAGTACCAGAGTGCAGAGTATGGGGCGATTGCGATTGACGAGATCACAAAGAATCCAGAACGCACCTTTCACATTCTGCGCGGTTCGCTGCGCTGGCCGGGCTTCGATGCAACCCGCTTTGTGGCTGCAAGCAACCCTGAGGCGAACTGGGTGCGCGATTACTGGCTTGAGCATCGGTTGCCAAGCGAGTTGCACGGGCTCGAGGAGCAATTTGCATTTGTGCCGGCGCTGCCCGATGACAACCCGCACTTGCCAAAGAGTTATTGGGAGATGCTTGACACGCTACCTGGCGCTCTGCGCATGGCATGGCGGCATGGCGACTGGTACGCAGGCGTAGAGGGGCTGGTGTATGAGTCCTTCGCTGTTGACAACATTGTGGACTGGGAAACCGACACGGAGCGACCCGTGGAGCTGGCAATTGATGACGGCTACATTGACCCGCGGGCGACCCTCTTCATTCAGCGGCGCGAGGATGGCAGCGTGTTCGTCTTTGATGAATTGTACGAGCACAAGGTGCTCGAAGAGGCGACCATAGAGCACATCGGCAACAAGTGCGCAGAGAGTGCTTTGAGCCGCCCCGAGTTGGCGGTGGTGTCGCACGAAGCGACGGCGCTGCGTGACAGGCTCAATAGCGCCGACATACCGGCTATGAACTGGCTCGAGCGCAAGGCGGGCGGCGGCAAGTCAACCCGCCTCGCTGCTATCACCGAAACACGTTCGCTGATATGTGACGGGCAGGGCAAGCGCAGCCTCTTCGTGCATCGCAGGTGCACGCATCTGCTTGACGAAATCCGGGCGGGATACAAGTACCCAGAGGGTAAGCATGGCCTCGAGGCAGCGCCCAAGGATGGCAACGATCATGCGTGCCAGGCGCTTGAGACATATGTATGGGCGCGGGTTTCAAATGCAGTTTCGCTCTTCTTGTGAGGTGAGTATGCCTAACGTCTTTGCAGTGGGCAACGGGGTGAAAGCGATCAACCTCGGCAGCCTGAACAATTGGAGCGACCTGGGAATCATGCCATGGGGCACGGACGGTGCGAACCGTAACACAAACGAGCTGGCTGCGACTGTCGCTTTCATGTACCGCTCCGTGCATTTGCGCGCGGCGGCGCTGGCAGATGTACCGTGGGCTGTGTACCGTGGAGAGACGGCGCTCTGGGAGAGCGACGCCACGCCGCCCGCGGGCATGGAAGCTTTTGGCGAACTCGAGGAACTTCTGTACCGCGCCGAGGTTGCACTTTGCCTGAGCAGCACGGCCTACTTTTTCAAGGAACGCAACCGCGTCAAGGTGACGGGGCTGCGCTGGCTTGACCCGACCAGCATTGAACCGCATTGGACGCCGGCGGGGATTGACTACTACAAGCGGCATGTGAATAACGCCATGGTGCGCCTTGCGCCCGATGACGTGGTTTACATCTGGAACCGCGGCCTTAGCGAGACGCAACCTGCGTCGCCCCCCGCGCAGGCGGCCATGAATGCGGCCAATGCGCTTTACAACACAAACGCTTTCGTCAAAGCATTCTTCGAGCGTGGCGCCATCAAGGCGACGCTGCTGACTGTGGAGGGGACGCCCAGCCGCGAGGAGCGCGAGAAGCTGAAGAGCTGGTGGGAACGGCTCATGGGCGGCGTGAAAAACGCTTTTGCGACGGAGGTCATCAGCGCGGCCGTCAAGCCGATTGTGGTGGGCGAAGGCATCAGCGAATTGAGCAACTCCTCGCTAACGCAGGAGTTGCGCGAGGACATTGCGACGGCGCTGGGTGTACCGCACTCGCTGGTGCTGAGCAACGCTGCGACCTTTGCCACGGCGGAGGCGGACCGGCTCAACTTCTACGACACGACGATCATCCCCGAGTGCAACGGGATTGCGCGGCAACTGAACCGGCAATTGTTTGCGCCGCTGGGCTTGCGCTTTGCGTGGCGGCCCGAGGCCATGAACCTGTATCAGGAGGATGAAGAGCAGCGGGCCGGTGCTGTGGCCGCCTATGTGAACGCAGGGATGCCGTTGAGTGTGGCGGTGCGCTTGCTGGGCATTGAACTACCGGAGGGGGTGCAGCCTGAAGACCTTGACCCGCAGCCGCAGCCAGAGCAGCCCGCGCCCGAGCCGGTGGCTGCAGCGGCGCAAGATGCACCGGCCCAGCCCGCCCGAGGTGCGCAAGCAGCCGAAGGCAAGGCGATAGAGGCGGCGCAGTTTCGGCGCTGGTTGAAGAGGAGGCCGGATCGGGACATTGCAGATTTTGAGGCGGCTTACTTGTCGCCCGTAGAGATTGATGCGATTGCCGCCGAGGTGAAGGGAGTGGCGCTCGAGCAGCCCCCTTTTGGGTTGCCGGAGACCTTTACCCCTGAGTCGGTGAAGGCGCTTGTGTTGCGCCTTGACCCCGACGATGACGAGGCGGAACAGCGCATTCGTGACGCGCTGGACGCACGCAGCGAGCGCGAGATAGCGAAGGCGCTTGAGGAGTGGGCAGCGCAGGTGTTGCCGGCCAATGCGACGGTGACGGAGGTGCAGATGGCGGTGAGCCAACTGGCCGCGCCGCAGCGGGTCAAGGATGCGCTACAGCGGGCGTTGATTGCCGGCGCAGACCTGGGCGTGAGTGTTACCGTCTCGCAACTGGAGGGCGTGGGCTTCGGCTTTGACTGGACGATGGTCAACACGCACGCACGCGAGTGGGCGACGCGCTATGGATATGACCTCGTGAGTCGAATTGAGGATACGACGCGGCGCGGATTGCAAGAGGCTGTCACAAGGTGGGTTGATAATGGAGAAGACCTGGGTGCGCTGCGGAAGGACTTGGAGCCGTTGTTCGGGCGGCGGCGGGCAAAGCTGATTGCGCAGACGGAGACGACGCGCACATACGCCGAGGCGGCGCTCATTGCGCAACGCGAGTCGGGCGTGTGTGACGGTTCTTTGTGGGCGACTGCGAATGACGAGCGCCTATGTCCGGTATGCGGGGCGCTTGACGGCCAGTTCGCGCCAATCGGCGGGGCGTTTCCGGGCGGGCTTACGTCCCCGCCAGCGCACCCGGGCTGCCGCTGTTTTCTGCGGCCCCGAGTGCGGGATTAGCGGCGCTTGTTGGCCCACTCGAGTTCCTTGCGGATGGCCTCGAGCTTGTCGAGCACTTCGTAGACGCCGAAGGCCCACATCCAGAGGGGGCGCAGGAGGGCAATCAGGCCGATGGTAATGGCGAGGGTGATGATGGATTCGAGCATGATGGCTCCTGGGTGGGTTGGCGGTGCAGTCATTGTCGCGCCGCTGCGTGGGACAAGCAAATGAGCGTTGACATTCAGATACATGGCATAGACCAGTTGATTGCCAAGCTGGGCAGGGTGGCGGCGCAGGACGTGCTGACGCAGCCCATGCGGGAGAGCGTAACCCGCTTGCAGAGTGAGATGATGGTGTCCCCCCCGGCAATTGCGGGCAGCCGCTACGTGCGCACGGGTACGCTGGGCCGACGCTGGACGGCGAAAGTGACGCGTGTTTCGGGTGGCGTTACCGGAAGGGTTGGCAACAACACGGTGTACGCTCCATTTGTGCAGAGCCAGATGTTTCAGAGCCGCGTGCATGTGGGGCGATGGCGCACGGATGCGCAGACACTGGAGCGGTTACGCCCGTGGGTTGTGGAGCGATTTCAGCGGCGCATTCGGCAGGCGCTCGAAGGGCGGTAGTGAAAGATTTTAACTGCCCGCGTGCTACGCTGGACGAAAAGGGGGGTTGATGATGGAACAGACGACAGCAGTCTCAATCAAGGCGCTAACCGAGACCACGGCCACCGTGGCGGGCTATGGCGTGGTCTTCGGCGGCAAGGATTTGTACGGCGAGACATTCAGCGCCGACACGGATTTTGCGCTTGACCTTGTGCCGAGCAAGCCGGTGCTTTACGACCACAACCTGGGCACGGTGAAACACTGGATCGGCAAGGTGGTCAAGGTTGCGCCCGACGATAACGGGCTGTGGGTGGAGGCCGAGTTGCAGCGCAACACGGAGTATGTGACGCAGGTGCTTGCGCTGATTGAGAAGGGTGCGCTGGGCTGGAGTAGCGGCACGGCGGGGCACATGGCAAAGCGGGAGGGCGGCGTCATCAAATCGTGGCCCGTGCTCGAGTTCAGCCTTACGCCCACGCCGGCCGAGCCGCGCACGCTGGGCGTAGAGATGATCAAATCCCTTATTGAATCCGACGCCGCATTTGAGGCGCTGCTGCCACAGGATGACGCGGCCACGTCATCGGCGGGCGCGAATGAGGCGACTGAGAATGAAGTTACCGAAGTGACAACGGGCGAACAGCCCAAGGAGCAAGAAATGGATACGGAAGTAAAGGCCGTGGCCGAGGCCCCGGCACAGGACAATAGCGAGGTGATGGCTGAACTCAAGTCACTGCGCGAGCTGCTGAACAAGGAGCCGGCCGTGAATGTGCCCAACCTGAACCTCAAGACGCGGATGGGCGACGATGAAACCAAGGCGCTCACCCACTACATTCGCTCAGGCGACAATAGCGGCCTGAAGGCGAGCAACGCCAATGATATGACGATTGCCGACGCAACCTATGCCGGCAACGCAGTCCCCACCGGCCACTATCAGGGCATCATTGCAAAGCGTGACCCTGCAATGCTGGCGAACACGCTCGGCGTGATGCGCATCCCCGGCACGGGCACAACTGTCAACGTGCCCTATGACACCGGCGCTGCGAATGAGTTTGTCGCCACCAACGAGACGACAGCCTTTGACCTGGACGCGCCGACGGTCGGCATCCACGCCATGACACTCGTCAAGTACACCAAGCAGATCGTGCTCTCCTATGAACTGCTTCAGGACGAGGACAGCAACCTGATGGCCTTCCTGAATGCGTGGGTGGGTCGCGCGATGGCGCTTACGCACAACAAGCTGCTCGTGACGGCGCTTCTGGCCGGCGGCACAAGTGTTGCGCTGGGCGCTGTGACAACCGTCGCAGCGGGGGACCCGCAAAAGCTGGTCTACTCGCTCAAGCAACAGTATGCGAGCGGCGCAACATTCCTGATGCGCGGCGCAACCTTTGGCGCGCTGATGGCGCTCAAGGGCGATTCCTTCCAGTATGCAGAGACGCCCGGCGGCGCCCGCGCTTACTCGCTTTGGGGCTATCCCGTCATTCGCGATGAAAACATGGAGGCTGTAGCCAGCGGCAAGAGGACGATTGCCTTTGGCGACTTCGGCTACATGGGCTTGCGCGAAGCGCCGAGCATGGAGTTCCTGCGCGACCCGTACAGCAAGAGCGGCACAGGGCAGATCGTGCTGAATTACTACTTCCGTGCCGTGTACAAGGTTCTCCTCCCCGAGGCGCTCCTGTACGGTCAGCAGCCGACAGCCTAGGACAGAAGAATGGCGAAGGTACTGGTGGTGACACCAACATGGGTGCAAGAGGATGGCGCGATGGCCATGCGGCCCGAGTGCGCTGCGTCTGTGCGGATGCAAGTGTTCAATGGCGAATACGAGCATCTTGTCACAACGGATAACCCTTACCCACTGGGTAACCGCAACGTGTACCACCAATACCTTCGCATTCGAGAGATGTTTCTTGCGGGCGAATGGGATGCGCTCCTTACGCTCGAGCACGATAACCGATTGCCGGACAATGGCGCGTTGCAACGCCTGTACGATACGCCGGCAGATGTGGTCTATGCGCCCTATACGTTGCGCCACGGGATGCGTGTACTGAGCACGTGGAAGTATCTGGGGCCGGAATATACGAATCTTGGCAGCAGCGTCTCGAATGATGATGCGTTTATTGAGAAGGCACGGGCCGCCGTTGTGTGGCCGGTGAGCGGCGTTGGCTTCGGCTGCACGCTTATGCGGCGCAACGTTGTCGAGCGTGTCCCGTTTCGCGAGTGGCAGGCGGGCGTTGTTTCAGCGCCCGATATGCCGTGGGCAGAGGATTGTCTGCGCGCAGGTGTGGCCCCTGTGGGGCGATTCGATGTCCCGGTTGACCACTGGGACTCTGGAGAATGGATCGACCCGTACATGACGGCTATGAACAGGGAATATGTAGCACTTCAGACGTGCAACGCCTACGCAGGTGAAGAGCAGCGATACATTGAGATGGTGGAAGGCAACCGCTACCCGCTGCCCTATGACGTGGCGTGGAGCCTTGCGCAACGCGGGTTAGTGAGAGAGGTGGAGGCCGATGCTGCTGGAGATTGTAACGCGGACGTGCAAGCGCCCGCAACAGTTGGCACGCAACCAGGCAAGCCTCGCAACGCAAAGCGCAAGCGGGTGGCAGCAAAGCCTGCTCGTTGATCCCGTGGGGCTTGGCATCGGCGCTTCATGCGTTAGACTTGCGCAGCATGAGCCGGTGGGCGACTGGGTGTGGATTCTTGATGATGATGACGTGTGCATCTATGACGGGCTTGTGAAGGACGTAGCACGCATTGCAAGCGAACAGCCGGCAACGCAGGTCATCATGGTGCGCATGGATCACGGCGCATGGCTCGGCGTGTTGCCGGATGCCGTTGTGTGGGGCAATGAGCCGGCGCACGGGCACATGGGCGTTAGCAGCTACATCGTGCGGCGCGACGTGTGGAAGCGGCACAAGGCGGCCTTCCTGAGCGCACGCTACCAAAGTGACTACGACTTCATTGCGGACGTGTGGCAGGAGCAACCCGTGATTGTGTGGCATGACGTGATTGCAAGCCGATGCCCCGAAGGGCAGAGCATGGGGAAGGTTGGGGAGTAATGGCCTACTGCACAGTGGCGGGGCTGAAGGCGTACCTGGGCGTGGGTGACGGTGCGGATGACGCGCTGCTGTTAACGCTGATTGGTGCGGCGCAAGCGGTCATTGAAAAGCAGACGGGGCGCACATTCGAGGCGACTGCCGACAGTGTGCGCTATCTGGACGCCCGCGCCGATGTGCGCGGCGCTGTGCTGTGGCTTGACGCGGACTGCGCGGCGATTACGAGCATTGTCAATGGCGACGGCGCGACGGTGGCCGCCAACAAGTATGTGACGGACCCGCGCAACGGGACGCCAATCTATGCGGTGCGGCTGCTTGGATCGAGCGGCATGGCGTGGACGGGCGGCGATGACAACGAGAACGCCATTGCGGTGACGGGCAAGTGGGCCTTCAGCGTGGAAGCGCCCGCCGACATTGTGCAGGCGTGCACGCGGCTTGCGGCTTTCTTCTATCGACAGAAGGACAACATGGGCGAGGGTGACAGGGCGATTGTGGCGAATGGCGCGACTGTGCTGCCCGTTGCGCTGCCCAAGGACATGCTGGCCATGCTTGCACCGTACAAGAGGCTTGTATGAGCTACGCGAGCACGATTGCGGCGCTCTGTGCGCTGCCTGTGGTGGGTGTGAAGAAACGGGTTGACTATCAGCCGGCGCAACTGAACACGGCTGATTTGCCCATGCTCTTCCCAAGCCTGCCACGGGGCGAACACAGGATTGCGACGCTTGACGGCGGCATGGAGCTGCCCACGGTGCGCGTCAACCTGCTGATTGCAGTTGAGCCGGTGCTGCAAGGGCGGGCAGAGCCGACGTGGGACAAATGCGTGGCGCTGATTGATGCGCAGACGGCGGCGCTTGACGGGGCCGTGTTGACGGTTGGCGTTGTGGGCTACAGCACGCGGCTTGAGGTGTACACCTTTGGTGCGGGCGACAATGCGACCGCGTACTGGACACTTGTCACAGATGTGGAGGTGCAGTAATGCCAAAGCGCGGTGTGCTTGCCCGCCTGTTGGTGAATCAGTGGGACTTCTCGGGACAGACGAACAAGCTGGATGTGGACATGAGTACGCAGCGCGTCGATTCGACCGTGTTGCAGTCTTTGGCGGCAGAGACGACGGCGACGACTGCCGACGGCATGATTAGCCAGACGGGCTACTTTTTGGACAAGGCGGCGGGCCAGATTGAACAGGAGCTGGCAAGCGAGATTGCCACCGGCGCAAGCCTGTACGTGGGGGCGCTCTTCGGCACGGATGTTGCGGCCTGCCCGGC